CTCCAACTAGGCTATAGAGGTATGATGCCGTACTATTGATAATTAATCAGGTTAAAAAGTAAAGGCCCACCCCGACAGGAGGGCAGTTGTCGGAGTGGGCGTTCTAGTGGGGTTGCTTATGCGCGGTCGTAAATGTAGCCTTTTTCTTTAAGGTGTTCAGCTACATGTTTAGCAACTTTGTACTTCTGACCGGCTTTAAAGGAGAAGTGATTACCTACTCCAATTGTTACAAAATCTAAATCTTCTGCAACTCTAATAACGGTTGAATCGTCCGCTAGGTCGACTCCTACGCTTTCCACTTCGTCTACTACTGTCGGTACTGGACCGGCTGTCAAGTCTAGGACTTCTGTCTCTAGACGCTGGGCTTCAACTTGGGAAGCGATTGACATTTCTTCTGAGCGCTTTTGAATAGCTTCGATGTTGTCCTTAAGAAGCTGCTCACGCTGACGTCCAGTTACATCTGTTACTTTTGCTTTTGCCACGATTATTATTCTCCTAAGTGTTTGTGTTGGGGGAGGGTTTCAAGGCCCTCCCCCAGTTATTTAATTAGTTGGTTTCTGCGATGATTACAGACTGATCTGTAATAAGGCCAAGACCATAGATTGCGTACCAAGCCAATGCGTGCTCACGACCGAAGTCAAGAATACCGCCATCGCGGAGTTCGACTGGGAGTGAGATAGCGTGACCGAATGCGTTATCTCCAATGAAGATTGCGCTATAGCGATCTGCTGCACCGTTACCGGTAACTGTTGTTGGGGTTGTGTAACCTCCACCAGTTGGGTAAGAGATTGATCCTGGAGCTACTGCTGTGTCGGTTGTGTAACCTGAACCAGCACCACCTGGGGTCTTCTTGACCTGAGTGGTCTCAATGAATACGGTGTCATAGAGACGGCCGACTTCACCGAGCATGAAGTTTCCTGGAGCAGCGTACTTGGTGACTTCAATAAATTCTGAATTGTCACGAAGACGACGTGATTGGTGAGGGTGAACGAAAGCAACATAAGTTTCGCCCAACCGAGGGATGTTCTTGGTTGCGAGGGTCTCTACTGCGTCTTTAACTGTCGCAGTTGTGAGGTATGAAGAACCGGTCAATGAAGCGCGTGATGTTGCTGCGGTTCCATTGTCGTACCAGCTGTTAACACCTGAGATACCTGTGCGATCGTAACCGTAGATGACTGAAGAAGCAGCCATGAGGGTGTCACGAGCCTGGCCATCAAGATAGAGAGCCATGTTACGTCCAAGAAGACGTGATGCTGATGCCATAACGTCATCGAATGATGCGTTAAGAAGAAGCTCTGATACTGCAATTGCATAACCATGTTCTGCAACTGTGATCGAGAACTGCTGTGCTGTCAAAGCGTTAGTTGACATACGGACACCTTCAACAAGAGCTGAAGCGAATCCGAGGTTGTTGTAACGCATGAAGTTGATCTGGAGACCTGGGGCGACGCCTAGCTCAGTCTTCTTAACAGCGAACTGTTCGAAGCGGAGGATAGGCATTGACTGGAAAAGGATTTCCTTTGACCAGATGGTCTGAATCGCCTGAGTCAGCTGGCTGTTAGCGCCAGAATAAGCTGTAGGTGCTGCGGCGAGATTGCCGGTACCTGTTACGGCTGATGCCATGTCGGTTTTACTCCTTAGTTATAAGTGGTTGTTTTCTTACTTACCCAAAAATTCCCTTGCCGTTTGCGTTTAGATTTGGGATCAAACGCGAACGGTATTTTGCATAGTCAGCAACCGACATAGCGGCAATTTGTTCCGCTGTAAACTGTTGTTGATCCGAGTTGTTTTCCAAGGTAGGGGGCAAAGTAGTTCTTGTCCCCGTCATCTCTCGACGCAAACTCTGGGTAGCTGCTTGCGCTGAATCAAGGATACGAGCTGATCGTTCCTTTAACCCTAAGATACTCTGGTCGATTTCATCTTTGGAATTTCCAGAGATTAAATCAAGTAGCTCAGGAAGAATATTATCTTGCTCCTGTTGAAGTCGTGCAGTGCGGTATTCTGTTAGTTCTGAATACTGACGCTCACGATCTAGGAGTAGGAAAGCTTTTTCACGCTCTAAGCGTTCTGCTTCCAACTTCTCCGCCCACTCTCGTTCTTTTGTTTCGAGAAGACTGCGGACATCCATCTCAGCTTCTGCCTTCTTACGGGCGTCTGCTTCTTGCTCGACACGGGCACGTTCTGCCTCAGCGAGTCGTTCTTCACGGTCCTTCTTAAGGATATTTAGTTCTTCCTTAAGCGAGTCAATTTGAGGGTAGAGCTTTGATTTCTCTTGCTCACGGACCTTACGAAGGTCTTCCTCTGTGTATGACTTTCCTGACTGTGATTGGACGGGTGTAACGGTTTGAGTGTTTTCTACTGCTGAAGTTACTTCGGCCTGGAAGGCTTCTTGTGCTACAGCTGTATCAACAACGGTTGCCTGTTCTGACATAGTTATTCCTTAGGTTTAAGAGGTCGTTGTCCGAATGAGTATCACGATGACCTGCGGATTGATTCAGTGGTGTATAGCCTTTCAAATATTGCGGTATTTGTCTGGCTAAACTATTTATTACCCTTCAGGATACTTAGAGTCCTGACTGGTATCATCTTCGCCACTTCTAGCCTTTGGAAGTGTTGTTCCGTAGGCCTTGGTGACCAAGTCGTTGGCCATCTGGTCTAGAGTCTCCGCCTCAAATGGGGTGATTACTCCAGGTTGTCCAGAAGGTCCAGGACCGGTTCCATCTCCAGGCTCTGCTCCAGGAGGTAGTTCTCCACCACCGTCTGGCATGATGCCCGTTAGAGATGCAATAGCTGCGTTGACTTGAGCCTTTAGTAGGTTGAGTGCGCCGTCAGACTTGGCATCCTCAATAAGCTCAGTGCGGATTTCTTCAAGCTTAAGATCTGGGAACTCCTCACCAAGAGCACGTAGAGCGCCCTTACGGCTCTCTAGGTTCATAGACATCTTGGTCTGGATCTCACTAAGAACAATAAGCTTATCAAGAGGCAATGGCTGTGGGAAATGTACATACGACTGATAGGTCATAGGATCATTTGGATCAAGCTGTGGTAGCTGATCTCCACGGATAGGGCCATTAAAATCTGGGTTATATGTAAATAGCTGAGGTTCTTTAAGACCAATGGTTAAAAGAACTAGCTCATTAATGCGACGAAGTCC